AAAGAAATGCCAACGGAAATCTTCGGGGTGTTCTCGGAGAATAAAACAACAATAAAAAGGAACAAGTAACATGAACCAAGTAGCAACAAAAAAAGAAGGTGCATTGCAAACAAATTTATTTGAAGCTGATGCAAACCAAGGTGCTCAAAATATATCGCAAGAAGATCTTGCGTTACCTTTCTTAAAAATTTTGGGTCAACTATCTCCAGAGGTCAACAAAAGAGATGGTAAATATGTCGAAGGCGCAGAACCTGGACTTATAATCAATACAGTTACAAATGAATTGTATGAAAGTCTTAATGTAATACCTTGTCATTATAAAAGACAATACATTGAGTGGCAGGACAGAGGCACTAGCACTGGTGCACCTGTTGCAATTCATGAGGCAGACAGTGATATAATTAGTCAAACTACTAGAGGTAAAGACTATAAAGATAGATTAGCAAATGGTAACTATCTCGAAAACACTGCAAGTCATTTTGTATTGGTGGGAGGTAATAACCCACATACTGCTTTGATATCTATGAAATCTACTCAATTAAAAGTTAGTAGAAAATGGAACTCAATGATGATGGGTATTAAAATGCAGGGTAAAAATGGATTATTTACTCCGCCTACATACAGCCACATTTATAATCTAAAAACCGTGCAGATGTCTAACGACAAAGGAACATGGTTTGGTTGGGATGTGTCTAAAGTTGGTCCTGTCGAACAAAAAGATTTGTATGACATGGCTAAAAACTTTGCAATTAGTGTAGGTAAGGGTGAGATCCAAGCTAAACACGGCACGGAAGAGACAACAAAGTCTAATTCAAATTACTAGATCCTAGGTAGTGGGCGTCGATGCGAGAGTGGAAACGCCCACTTATAAAATATGATTGAGAAGTTTAAAAACATATTTCAAGGATTAGACCGTGCGCATGGTGTCACCATTGTAGGTGAATCAAATGGTAATGGCACTAAAGTAAAAGGTAAATCATTTGTAAAACGTGAGCCAATTACTGATGAATTATGGCAAAAGCACTTAGATGGTAAAGATAGTTTAGGTGTAATACCAATTAATGATGATAATAAATGCAAATGGGGTTGTATAGACATCGACTCTTATGCAGGGTTTGACCATCAAAAACTTATAAACAAAATTAAACAATTTAAATTACCACTAGTGGTATGTAGATCAAAGTCTGGTGGTGCACACGTATTTTTATTTACAAAAGATTATGTATCAGCAAGTTTAATGCAAGATAAATTAAATGAGATTAGATCTGTATTAGGATATGGTGGATCAGAAGTTTTTCCAAAACAACGTGAATTAAAATCAAAAGATGATACAGGAAATTTTTTAAATTTACCATACTTTAATTGTAGTAATACAACCAGATATGCCTTTCTTGAGAGTGGCGAAGCTGCTACACTGGAAAGTTTTTTTGAGTTAGTAGAAAGATATAAACAAGAAGACATTAGCACAATAGAAGTTAAAAGACCAACAACACCATACTCTGATGGTCCACCATGTGTAGAACTTATGGTGCAAAACAAAGTTACAGAGGGTGGTAGAAACAATGCATTGTTTCATTATGGGGTATATGCAAAATCTAAATGGCCGGAAAATTGGAAAACAAAATTAATTTTATTTAACGAATCTGCCATGGAACAACCTATGTCAGATATAGAAGTAAATATTATAACAAAACAACACGAGAAAAAAGACTGGGGATATAAATGTAATGATCAACCAATGTGTAGTTTGTGTGATAAAAAATTATGTAAGACTAGAAAGTTTGGTATAGGTCAAGAGATAACATTTCCTAATTTAACAGACTTACAAGTTGTAGCGTTGGAAGAGCCATACTACTACATGAATGTAGATGGTGATAGATTATATCTTGACTCTGCAAAACACTTAACAAATCAAAGTTTATTTCAAGAGGAGTGTGTAAAACAATTACGATTCAATCCACCAACATTAAAAACAAATGATTGGAAGAAACTTACAAACATATTGTTAGAAAATGCAGAGGTAACAGAACCAGCAGAAGGAACAGGTACAAAAGATATATTACGAAACTATCTTGAAGACTATTGTGTAAATAGAATACAGAAAGACGATTATGAAGATTTAAAAAATGGTGGAACGTATACCAAAGAAGGCTATCATCATTTTGTATTTGATAATTTCTTTCACAACTACTTATCTAGAAAACACTGGAAAGTTCCATATCAAAGAACATCACAAATGTTAAAAGATAATTTAAATTGCACAACTAAACGTGTAGGAAAACATAAACTATCTGTATTTGTTGTGGCTAGATTTGATAAAAAAGAAGAAACATATAAACCTAAACCATTTAAGAAAGATAATTACTAATGAAATATACAAATATATGTGGCAAAGATTTTAAAAATAAATCTAAAGCGTATAAATTTTTTAGAAGTTTAGTAAGAGAAACGGTAGATACTGGTTTAAATTGTGTAGAACCTATAATACAACTAACAGAAGAAACTCCGTTAAAAAATTCAAATGTTAGTAATTTATTTAAAAATTATTTAATCGATGGTGATTGGTATGGAAGAAAAACTAAAGGTCAAAATATTAAAAATTTTGTTTTAATTAAAGATGACTATAATGATTATTGTCTTGGTTTTAAATTAGAAGATGACTCTATTGAGTCAGTTACCGCTAAATCATATTTATCTTGTTTTGGAAAAGGCACTCAAACAGACGATGAAAGATTACACTCTGCAATGAGATATGAGATAAAATATCAATCAGAAGAATATAGAAAAAATAATCAACACATTCAAGAGTGTTTTGATTGTTCTTGTCCAAGAGAAGCTGGTTTGGACGTAGACCATGTTATTCCATATAAAACCATAGTAAATTCTTTTTTTAATATTCATGACAAAGAAGAATTTAAAAAAAGCATGAACAAAGAGATACAAGGCTTATATTGGAGACTAAGAGAGGATCACAGAAAAATATGGAGGGAGTATCATAAACAACACGCAAAGTTTCAACTACTTTGTAAAGAATGTCATAGATTAAAAACGGCGAGCGAAAGATGAGAACAATAATATACGGACCACCAGGCACGGGTAAAACACATACTTTGTTAGGACACATAGAAAAATTTCTTGAGACAACAGATTCCGATAAGATTGGTTATTTTACATTTAGTAAAAATGCTGCGGTAGAGGGTAAAGAAAGAGCTGCACTTAAATTTAAATTGTCTATGTTAGATGACTTACCATACTTTCAAACTTTGCACTCATTTTGTTTTAACCAACTTGGATTAAGTAGAGATCAAGTCATGAAAGAAAAAGATTATAAAGCACTAGGAGAGAAAATGGGATTAGAAATAGAAGGCACACAACAAGATGAAGATCACGATAGTGTATTTTATTCTAAAAATCCATACATACAACTAATAAACATAGCACGATCAAAAGAAATAGATCCTGTAAAATATTATCATCTTACAGACAATCAACAGGTATCGTTAAATAAATTAAAAATTATATCAGAAGAATTACAGAGATATAAAAAAGAACATGGTCTAGTTGATTTTCCTGATATGATAGACAGATTTATAAATGGTCATGTTGATGAGGAAACAGGAATAAAAAAAGAATATGAAGCACCAAAGTTACGTGTGATATTTGTGGATGAAGCACAAGATTTAAGTTTGATACAATGGAAGTTAGTGAGACGAATAGAAGAGTCAGCAACAGATTCTTTTATTGCAGGTGATGATGATCAAGGTATTTACAAATGGAATGGTGCACACGTAAATACATTTATAAATTTAGAGGGCACAAGAAAGATATTAGAGCAATCACATAGAGTGCCACAAAAACCTTTTGAACTTGCAAACAAGATTATAAGTAAAGTAAAAAATAGAGTAGACAAAAAATATTATCCAAAAGAAAAAGAGGGATCTGTAAAACGTTGTCAAAGTTTACATGAGGTAGATTTTACAACAGGCAAATGGTTAGTATTGGCTACAGCAAATTATATGCTAAGTGACATAGGTGATGTGTTAGATGAAAAAGGATTGTATTGGCAACGAAGAAAAGCAACACCAAGAGTTAAAAATATATATGAGACTATACAAAAATGGGATGAATTAAAGACAGGTGTGCCAATGCATTACAACGATTGTAAAAAAATTTTTAACAAGATGAATAAAAACTGGGATAAAAAATTATTCAAAGCTATGGTTAAAGATCAGTTTTATGGCATAGATGATTTGAAGAGTAAATATGGTTTACAGACAGAAGCAGAATGGCAAGAGGCATTAGATGAACTAGGTAATGAAGATATAAGAAAAATAACAAAACTAATAAAAACAGGTGAAGATTTATCTAGCACACCAAGAATAAGTATCTCCACAATACATGGAGTAAAAGGAAATGAAAGAGAGAATGTAGTAATTAACACTGAACTATCTGGAGCAGCGTACGATGAATATCAAAAAAATCCAGATGATACACATAGATTGTTTTATGTTGCATGCACTAGAACAGAAAACAATTTATTTATAATCGAACCACAAAGGAAAAAAGCATATGACATCTAAAGTATGGGACAAACAACACGGAGGATCACACTATCAAAAATATAAAATTCAACCAAGTAAGTTTGTAGTAGAGAATGAATTGCTATATCCTGAAGGTTGTGCTATAAAATACATAATACGTCATCGTGACAAGGGAAAGAAGCAAGATATATTAAAAGCGATACATTTTTTAGAAATGATTATAGAGAGGGATTATAATGAAACCGATATTTAAACCACAGACAGAGTGGTTACCACCACAAGACTTTCCTGATCTATCTAGTTATAATGAAATAGCTATTGACTTGGAAACAAAAGACCCAGACTTAAAAACTATTGGATCTGGATCTGTTATAGGTCGAAGTAAAATAGTTGGAATAGCTGTAGCTGTGCAAGACTGGAAAGGATACTATCCTATTGCACATGAGGGTGGTGGCAACATGGATAAGAGCATGGTCCTAAAATGGTTTCAAGATGTATTAAATACAGATGCAATTAAGATATTTCATAACGCCATGTATGACGTATGTTTTATTAAAGCTGCAGGACTTAAAATTAATGGCATGGTCGTAGATACCATGATTGCTGGCTCTCTCGTGGACGAGAATCGCTTTCGATACGATTTAGGCTCTATGGGTAGGGATTACCTCGGAATTGGTAAAAATGAGACTGTTTTGAAAGAAACAGCGGATATCTGGGGTGTAGATGCTAAGTCTGAGATGTATAAATTACCTGCTATGTATGTAGGTGAATACGCAGAGCAAGACGCAGAATTAACATACAAACTATGGCAAGAGATGAAAAAACAAATGTATCATGAGGATGTTGAAGATATATTTAAACTAGAGACTGAACTTTTTCCTTGCCTTGTAGATATGCGTTTTTTAGGAGTGCGTGTAGATACTGAAGCAGCATACACATTGAAACAACAATTAATTGAAGAAGAAAAAGAATGCTTACAAAAAATAAAAAAAGAAACATCAGTAGATGTTCAAATATGGGCTGCACGTTCAATCGAGAAAGTCTTTCAAAAACTGAACCTACCATATGACCTAACTGCCAAAACACGTTCTCCATCATTTACTAAAAACTTTCTGCAGAACCATCCACATCCCTTGGTAAAACAGATAGCTCGTGCTAGAGAGATAAATAAATCTCATACTACATTTATTGATACCATACTAAAGCATCAACATAAAGGTAGAATACACGCAGAGATAAATCAGATTAGATCAGATAGTGGTGGTACAGTAACCGGTAGATTTAGTTATAATAATCCAAACTTACAGCAGATTCCAGCACGGAACAAGGAACTTGGACCACGGATCAGATCTTTATTTATACCAGAAGAGGGTTGTCAGTGGGGTTGTTTTGATTACTCACAACAAGAACCCCGTCTCGTTACACACTACGCTAGTCTTGATGGGCTCTATGGTGTGGACGAAGTATTAAACGCATACAATGACGGTGAAGCAGACTTCCATAGAATTGTAGCTGATATGGCGGATATACCAAGAGACCAAGCTAAAACAATTAATCTTGGTTTATTTTATGGTATGGGTAAAAACAAACTACAGGCAGAATTGGGTGTATCAAAAGAAAACGCTGAGGATTTATTTAGAACGTACCATGACAGAGTCCCTTTTGTAAAAATGTTAATGGAAAGTGTCATGCGTAGAGCACAAGACAAAGGTCGTGTTAGAACTTTACTAGGTCGTAGATGTCGATTTAATTTATGGGAACCTAATCAGTTTGGAATACATAGAGCATTGCCTCATGAAGAAGCGCTCGCGGAACACGGACCAGGGATCAAAAGAGCATTTACATACAAAGCATTAAATAAATTAATACAAGGATCAGCTGCCGACATGACTAAAAAAGCTATGGTTGATTTATATAAAGAGGGTATCATACCACATATACAAGTTCATGATGAACTTGATATATCTGTTGATGGTAATGCAGATAACATAAAAAAGATTATGGAGTCTGCAGTACAATTAGAAGTGCCTAACAAAGTGGACTATGAATCTGGACCAAATTGGGGTACAATAAAATGAGGTTAAACTATGGCTTATTTAAATGCAAACATTCCTGTAGAGTATGCACAGATAAGAAGAGAAT